GTAAAAACGCAGAAATGCATGACGTGTGGCAATCAGGCAGATGATCCGCATCACATCATTGGTCATGGACTGGGAGGGATGGGAACAAAGGCTGATGATTTGTTTGTTATTCCGCTGTGCCGTAAATGCCATAGCGAACTACACGCCGGGGTAAAAGATTTTGAAGAAAAACACGGCAGCCAGCTGTTGTTGCTGATTCGTTTTTTAATGCACGCGAGAAATTCGGGTGTTTTGAAGTGGAAAGCATAAATGACTGAACGCATAGAATTTGTTTTGCCTTACCCGCCAACGGTGAACACTTACTGGCGTCGTCGTGGCAGCACATATTTTGTATCAAAAGCCGGGGAGCGTTATCGCCGGGCAGTGGCGCTTATTGTTCGCCAGCAGCGGCTGAAATTAAGCCTGTCCGGAAGGTTGGCAATAAAAATTATTGCAGAACCACCGGATAAGCGCCGCCGTGACCTGGACAATATTCTGAAAGCGCCGCTGGATGCGCTGACGCATGCGGGGTTGCTAATGGACGATGAGCAGTTTGATGAAATCAATATCGTTCGTGCTCAGCCAGTATCTGGTGGACGTCTGGGGGTGAAGATTTACCCCATAATGCTTGAAGGGCAGGTCAAAAAATGAAACTGGAAGATTTACCGAAATACTACTCCCCAAAATCCCCCGGCCTGACTGATGCATCGGCCTCAACGTCGAAAGATGCGCTGAGTATCACTGATGTGATGGCCGCGCAGGGCATGACACAGAATCGGGCTGAGATGGGGTTTTCTGCGTTCCTTGGGAAAATGGGCATTAGTATGAATGACAGAGAGCGGGCAACAGAATTGCTGACAGAATATGCACTCAGTCGGTGTGATCGCGTGGCGGCGTTAAGAAAACTCCCGGCAGAAATAAAACCGGTAGTGATGCGCATTATGGCTTCGTACGCTTTTGAGGATTATGCCCGCAGCGCAGCGAGTAAAAAGCAGTGCCCTTGTTGCTATGGGGAAAAATTTATTGAAAGCGTAGTTTTTACAAACAAGGTCCAGTATCCGGATGGTAAGCCGCCGGTATGGGCAAAGTGTACGAAAGGTGTGTATCCGTCTTACTGGGAAGAATGGAAAAAAAATCGGGAGGTGGTGAAAGTGTCTTGTCCTGAATGTAAAGGGAAGGGGGAGATTTCCACTGCCTGTAAAGACTGTCGTGGGCGTGGTGTTGCCATTCATCGTGAAGAGTCGGTAAAACGTGGTATGCCTGTTATCAGAGACTGCCAGCGTTGTGGTGGTCGTGGCTGTGAAAGACTACCATCAACGGAGGCATTTAATGCCATACGCAAAGTGACGAGTGCTATCACGCTTGATACGTGGAAAAAATCAGTGAAACGCTTTTACGATACGTTGGTGGTTCGGTTTGACATTGAAGAGGCATGGGCGGAGCGGCAGTTAAAGAGGGTAACGCGATAGTGTTGTTGATTTTTCCCGAATCTGTGGTAAATTTGCTCTAACGATGGGCGTTTTATGCCTGACGTTAGAAGATTTTTTACACCCCGCCGCCTGGCGGGTTTTTTATGACTGAAATCGCGTCAGTACAGTAAACGCGCTGGTGGTTGCGAATACGGGTCTTTCAGCTTGCTGGCTTTTTCGACAAGAGTTATTGGTGTGTCACGTTAACCGGAAAAGGAAAAGACATGCTAAAACAGCAGGATATGACCGAAACCGCCAGAGTGGTGTTTAATGAATTAAGCGTCACCGAACCGGCGACCGTCGGGGAGATTGCGCAGAATACTTACCTTTCACGTGAACGCTGCCAGTTAATACTGACTCAGCTTGTTATGGCGGGTCTGGCAGATTATCAGTTCGGTTGTTACAGACGCCTTCAGCCCTGAAGGCTTTTTTATTTGTGGTAATGGGCGGCTGGTGGGTGTTAGCGGCACCTGCCAGCCATCTGCTCATGCGTTGGGGTCACAAGCAAACCTCAGGCCCATCTGCTTTGCGCAAAAGCAGAATGAGCCTATCAGAGACAGGCTTAATGATCCATGCTTAACACTGTAAAAATATCCAGTTGTGAGTTAATCAACGCCGACTGCCTGGAATTTATCCGGTCGTTACCCGAAAATTCTGTTGACCTGATAGTCACGGACCCGCCGTACTTTAAAGTGAAGCCCGAGGGCTGGGATAACCAGTGGAAGGGCGACGATGATTACCTGAAGTGGCTGGACCAGTGTCTGGCGCAGTTCTGGCGGGTGCTGAAACCTGCCGGAAGTCTTTACCTGTTCTGTGGTCATCGCCTGGCATCTGATATCGAAATCATGATGCGTGAACGCTTCAGTGTGCTGAACCATATTATCTGGGCGAAGCCGTCCGGACGCTGGAACGGATGCAACAAGGAAAGCCTGCGGGCGTATTTCCCCGCCACAGAGCGCATTCTGTTCGCGGAACATTATCAGGGGCCGTATCGTCCGAAAGATGCCGGGTATGCGGCGAAGGGCAGTGCACTGAAACAGCATGTGATGGCCCCGCTGATTTCTTACTTTCGTGATGCGCGCGCGGCCCTGGGGATAACGGCAAAACAGATTGCAGATGCCACAGGAAAGAAAAACATGGTGTCGCACTGGTTCAGTGCCAGTCAGTGGCAGCTACCGAACGAAAGCGATTATCTGAAATTACAGTCGCTGTTTGCCCGGGTGGCAGAAGAGAAACATCAGCGGGGAGAACTGGAAAAGCCCCACCACCAGCTGGTGGATACGTATACGTCACTGAACCGGCAGTATGTGGAGCTGCAGAGTGAATATAAGCATCTGCGGCGGTATTTTGGTGTGACGGCGCAGGTGCCGTACACGGATGTGTGGACACATAAACCGGTGCAGTTCTATCCCGGGAAACATCCGTGCGAAAAACCGGCAGAAATGCTGCAGCAGATAATCAGCGCAAGCAGTCGTCCGGGTGACCTGGTTGCAGATTTTTTTATGGGCTCAGGTTCAACGGTAAAAGCTGCACTGGCGCTCGGGCGTCGTGCGATTGGCGTTGAACTGGAGACCGGACGTTTTGAGCAGACAGTCAGGGAAGTTCAGGATTTAATCGTTTGAAACGGATGAGATTGCAGAATTAATTACGCACCATTATTATTCTGCTCCCGGCCCTTTAGCTCAGTGGTGAGAGCGAGCGACTCATAATCGCCAGGTCGCTGGTTCAAATCCAGCAAGGGCCACCATCACATACCGCCATTAGCTCATCAGGAAAGAGCGCCAGCCTTCGAAGCTGGTTGCGCGGAGTTCGGGTCCCCGAAGGCGGTCCATTATCTGTATCCTGCGTTGTTAGCTCAGCCGGACAGAGCAATTGCCTTCTAAGCAATCGGTCACTGGTTCGAATCCAGTACAACGCGCCACACTTATTTTCCCTGGCTCGCTTTTGCGGGCTTTTTTTTAAATGTCTCACAATTCAGGCGGTTGACTGTTGTCTGGTTTGCGGGGAGTTTGTTAAAAGAAACTGGCATGGTGAATCCCCCTGTGCGGAGGGGCAATCAGCGAGTAGGTATATGGGATAATCGCGGATTCAGGTGCTGGTACTGAATTCACCGGGAGGCACCCGGCACCATGCAATGGCACATAGCGCCACTCTCCAGCCCCTCTCCGGAGGGGCTTTTCTGTGCCGGATACATCACAGTTTCTGGAACCTTAGGTACTACAGTATCAGTCAGGGTGCTATATTTTCAGATGTGATGAAAGCCTGTCAGCAGGCAGGGCGTATCGGAAATGACCCAGTAGAGAAAACGTTGACTCAGATACCGGTGCTGAGTTACCGGGAAACCGGCATCACATGACCGCTATCCTTCCAGGCCCATCCGCTCCGGTGGGCCTTTTTACTGCAGAAAACAGGTTCCCCGTTAAATGCTATGTTGCTCACAATTCAGTAAGTTGACAGTTGCCTGTCAGACTGGGCATTTGTTAAAAAAATTTCGCATGGTGAATCCCCCTGAGCGGAGGGGCGACTGGTGACGGTATAATCTCTGATTATCAAAACGAGAATGACGCGGGTTTAGTGGCACCGGGCTGAACTCACCGGGAGGCACCCGGCACCATGTGCATGATGATACAGATACGCGGCTTTAGCCCCTCTCCGGAGGGGCTTTCTTATGGACAAAAAAAGCCCGCGCTGGGAGACGCGGGCGGCAAGGAATAAACAATAAAACGTGAAGTAATATTTCAGCTGGCGAATAATACCCCATAGTAATCACTCTGCGCAACTGCGCGGTCTTTTTCGAATTGCGGGCTGTAGTCTCCCTTCTGCCATTGTCCTGTAACTTCCGGACTTCAGCCTGCTCCTTATCTGACTCACAACATTATCCCGCCCGGGAGGATTCATGGCATTTAAACACTATGACGTGGTCAGGGCGGCATCGCCGTCAGACCTTGCGAAACGACTGACACAAAAACTGAAGGAGGGCTGGCAGCCGTTTGGTAGTCCGGTGGCCATAACCCCTTATACCCTGATGCAGGCGATTGCAGCAGAAGGTGATGTGGTCGTCAGTGGTGCAACTGAGCCGGAGTGGTACTACGTCATCGTACTGGCCGGGCAATCCAATGCCATGGCTTACGGTGAAGGGCTTCCGCTTCCGGATTCATACGATGCGCCCCATCCGCGCATTAAGCAACTGGCCCGTCGTAACACAGTGACTCCCGGTGGTGAAGTATGCGTATTTAACGACATCATTCCTGCTGACCATTGTCTGCATGATGTTCAGGATATGAGTACGATTAACCATCCCCGGGCTGACCTGAGCAAAGGGCAGTACGGCTGTGTCGGACAGGGCTTACATATTGCCAAAAAACTGCTTCCGTATATCCCTAATAATGCGGGGATCCTGCTGGTACCATGCTGTCGTGGTGGTTCGGCATTCACCCAGGGCACGGAGGGGACATTCAGCGAGTCCACGGGAGCCAGTCAGGATTCGGCTCGCTGGGGAGTGGGTAAGCCGTTATATCAGGATCTGCTTTTCCGCACGAAGGCAGCATTGCAGAAAAACCCGAAAAACGTTTTGCTGGCGATATGCTGGATGCAGGGGGAATTCGATATGACGAATGCCAGTTACGCCCAGCAGCCAGCAGCATTTCTTGCAATGGTACAGCAGTTCCGTGCTGACCTTGCCGGGCTGGCGGCGCAGTGTCACGGTGGAAGTCCGGCATCAGTCCCCTGGATTTGTGGCGACACGACATACGCGTGGAAACAAGAACACGGTACGCAATATGAAGTGGTATATGGTGCATATAAAGGTAAAGAATCCCAGCAGATTTATTTTGTTCCCTTTATGACCGATGGTAGCGGAGTTAATACACCGACAAACAACCCGTCAGAAGATCCTGCTATTGCCGGGTCTGGTTATTACGGTTCGGCATCCCGAACGAACAAAAACTGGGTATCATCAAATCGCCCGACGCATTTCAGCTCATGGGCGCGTCGTGGCATTATTCCCGATCGTATGGCAACTGCTATTCTGAACGTAGCCGGTCGCACCTTAGCCTTCATTAGTGGTAAGGCACCGGAAATCAAACCCTCGCCCGGCGGCGACACGCCATCGGGGCCGTCTGAAGATGCATCCGTACGCACAATCTCCCTGTTGCCGACAGCCGGAGATGCTGCTGCGCAGGGCTGGAGCATTAAGGACGGCGGAATTCAGTTGTCGGGTGGTGTATTTAAGATCGCCAAGCAGAGCAATAAAGCCTGGTCCCTGACGCGCCCGGTGGATGACGCAGTCTCCCTGCTGACACGGGGTGGCAGACTGAGCTGTAAGTTTCGACTGTCAGGCGCACTGACCAACAACCAGTTCGGTCTGGGAATTTATCTGTATACCGATGTAGCGTTACCTGACGTCGTGGCGATGACCGGGACTGGTAACCCGTTCCTGATGTCGTTCTTCACCCAAACCACAGACGGCAAACTGAATCTGATGCATCACAAGAAAGCAGGAAACACAAAGTTGGGCGAGTTCGGGAATTACAGTAACGACTGGCAGACGCTGGAGCTGGTGTTCACCGCCGGCAGTGCCACGGTTACTCCGAAACTGAATGGAGTGGCTGGCCCGGCATTCCAGGCCATAAAAGACAGTCTGGCAGTGGGACTAAATGCACTGACGCTGACGGATATTACCAAAAATGCAACGTATGGCGTTGAGATAGAAAGTCTGGTGCTGGAGATAAATGCACCGGCATCATCATAAAAAGTGAGCCAGTCAAATGGAAGGTATCGTTAAACTCACCGGTAGTGTCAGTGGATCGTCTGAGACGCTTGCATGAGTTATCAGAGCCATCAGTAGTTAACTGGTGGCTTTTTTATTGTTGTCAGCTTCCGGATAACGGGAGACGGGGTATGTACCAGATGGAAAAAATCACAACAGGTGTGTCATACACCACGTCAGCGGTGGGAACGGGCTACTGGTTCCTGCAGTTGCTGGACAGGGTTTCCCCGTCTCAGTGGGCGGCAATAGGCGTGCTGGGGAGTCTGCTGTTTGGGCTGCTGACATATCTGACTAACCTGTATTTCAAAATCAGAGAGGACCGTCGTAAGGCTGCACGGGGAGAGTAATTCAATGACTCAAAACTATGAACTGATTGTGAAAGGGATCCGCAATTTTGAGAATAAAGTTACGGTAACTTTAGCGTTACGGGACAAAAAACGCTTTGACGGTGAAATTTTTGGCTTGGACATCTCGCTGGACCGTGTTGAAGGTGCCGCGCTGGAGTTTTATGAGGCAGCAGCCAGAAGGAGCATCAGACAGGTCTTCCTGGATGTTGCTGCCGGGTTATGTGAAGGGGATGAGCAGTCGCCGGAAAAGCGCCCCGTAATTTTAGAGGCGCAGGATGTGTTGATAACCTACAGAGGAAAACTACCGGGAATAATTACGGGTTCTCTGAAGAGTCCGCCGAAATGGTAATTTTACCAGCATATTTTTCATCCAGTAATACAGCAAGCCGCCTGAAAGAGTCTTGTTGTTCCTGAGACCATTTGGGATTGCATGATTCAAACTGGATTGATGCCAGCGTTGATTGCATCTGTTCCCTTGGAATTGAGAATGCCAGATATGAGAAGGCGACGGTAAGGGTATTCACGTCTTCCCGAAGCCTGGAAATGCTGTCGAGCAACTCCTGTAGAGAAATGGTGTTATTGTCCATAAATAATCCTCATGATTGTATTGACCTGTTAGCAGCCTGAGGCAACAGGCTGGAACTGATAAACATATCCAGGGCTCAGAAACCGATAAATCCTGATAAATATCCATGAACACCAAAATCAGATACGGCCTGTCGGCTGCCGTTCTGGCGCTGATTGCCGCTGGTGCGCCTGCGCCTGACATTCTCGACCAGTTTCTGGATGAAAAGGAAGGTAACCACACCACGGCATACCGTGATGGCGCGGGTATCTGGACCATCTGCCGCGGTGCCATCCTGGTGGATGGCAAACCTGTCGTTCCGGGCATGAAGTTGTCGAAGGAAAAATGCGACCGGGTTAACGCCATTGAGCGTGATAAGGCGCTGGCATGGGTGGAGAAAAACATCAAAGTGCCATTGAGCGAACCCCAGAAAGCGGGGATCGCGTCATTCTGTCCGTACAACATTGGTCCCGGTAAGTGTTTCCCGTCGACGTTTTATAAACGAATTAATGCAGGTGATCGCAGGGGAGCGTGTGAGGCGATTCGCTGGTGGATTAAGGACGGTGGCAGAGACTGCCGTATCCGCTCAAATAACTGTTATGGTCAGGTATCCCGTCGTGACCAGGAGAGCGCGCTGGCGTGCTGGGGAATCGACAGATAAGCAGAATATTTTGCTGAAAAATAAGGCATGGCCACGCGGGCGGATAACATGAAATCCTGCGAACTGGCGAAACGTAAGTGAATAAAAGTAAAAACCCCGTTTGTTGGCACCAAGCGGGGTTTTGTGTTTCCTGACTCCGGAAAAGTCAAAGGAGAAAGTGTGTTTGATTTTAGCAAACTGATTCGGGAGATTCGAGTGATGGCTGAAAAATTATCCACCTGGAAGTTCATTCTTATCTGGCTGGTGTTTGTGATTATGGCCTCCGGTTATTTCATCGGTCAGATACGCTGGTGGTGAAATGAACCGCGTACTGTGCGTGGTCATCATTGCCCTGCTGGTGGCCTGTGGTGCGCTTAGTCTGGGGCTGAATCATTACCGTGATAACGCCATTACCTACAAAGCCCAGCGCGACAAAAATGTCAGAGAACTGAAGCTGGCGAACGCGGCAATTACTGACATGCAGATGCGTCAGCGTGATGTTGCTGCGCTCGATGCAAAATACACGAAGGAGTTAGCTGATGCGAAAGCTGAAAATGAAACTCTTCGCGCTGACGTTGCCGCTGGTCGTAAGCGCCTGCGTATCAACGCCACCTGTCCAGGTCCCGTGCGTGAAGCCACCGGCACCGCCCGCGTGGATAATGCAACCGGCCCCCAACTGGCAGACACCGTTACACGGGATTATTTCACCCTCAGAGAGCGGCTGATGACGATGCAGAAGCAACTGGAAGGGGCGCAGGAATATATCCGTACTCAGTGCCTGAAATAAGTTTTGTTGATGCGCCGTATCGTCGCTGTATTCCCTCATTAACAGAGACCGCAGCCCGACAGGGAGACTCCTCTGCGCGAGTATGCGGGGATAATCAAAAACGATACACACCGGGGTTTACCGCGTTAACGGAGCGCGGCGTTGTCCCCTCATAGTCGCCTGTCCGGTGCGATGGTGGAAGAAACCGGATGTTTATCACTATTAATTGATGACACAGAAATGGATTCATTGAATTTCAGCACGTTTTTGTATTCGTGTTATTGAACATCTGTTTATTTTACTTTTAACATATTGATAATAAAAAGAGCTGTAAATCTTTAGATGAGTCGATTTTGTCCGGGGAAGTTCAAATGGATTTTATGCTGACGGTTTCTGGTGTGGTTATCCTGTCCATTGCTTATACTGCAGATAAATATGGCTGCCATTTGTTATCACGTATTGGCGCTTATTGTTCGTTGATGCTGATTTTCTCGTCGCTTTTTTTTGAGTAAGTTATATTAATTATAACAAATAATTTTCTGTGTTATTTTTTCAGGCTATCCCGTCAGAGGGGAAGCCTGTACTGCCGGGGAGCGAATGGAAAACTGATGTGTCCGGTAACTGCGTGTTCTGTGAACACCATGTTACTTAATTATGTAATTCATACCCGAACTCTCTGTTGACAGCCTTCTTCTGCAGGCTTCAATAACCCACGCTGAAAAGTTTCCTGAACCTTTCAGATCAAGAGCGATGTTAATTTGTTCAATCATCTGGTTTGGAAATCGGATGTTGCGGGTTGTTGTTCTGCGGGTTCTGTTCTTTGATGACATAATGTTTCCCCATATTCAGTGTTGCTGATTTGTATTATCTGAAGTTGCTTTTACGTTAATTTGATGCAGATCAATTAATACGATACCTGCGTCATAATTGATTATTTCTCGTGGTTTGATGGCGTACACACATGTTGTGATAAACCTTATATAGATGATAATCATTATCATTTTCGTGGGTCCTTTCCGGCGATCCGACCGGTTACGGGGCGGCGACCTCGCGGTTTTTCACTATTTATGAAAATTTTTCAGGGAAAATCGTGTCGGTACTTCTCGAATATAACTTTTTGTTTTTTTTAATATTGCATCCGTAAAGGTCCGACATGAAAGTGTCCGAAAATGCCTTTTTCTGGCGTTTTCACGTCGGGCCTTGTATTTGATAATGGGTTGTTTTCATGAAGGTTAATAAAAAGAGGCTTGCCGAAATTTTCAACGTGGACCCGCGGACGATTGAACGCTGGCAGTCTCAGGGACTCCCTTGCGCCTCCAAAGGTAGTAAGGGCATTGAATCTGTATTTGATACTGCCATGGCAATTCAGTGGTATGCGCAGAGGGAAACTGATATCGAAAACGAAAAGCTCCGCAAAGAACTGGACGATTTGCGTGCGGCAGCGGAGTCAGATTTACAACCCGGCACCATTGACTATGAACGCTACCGGCTCACAAAAGCGCAGGCAGATGCGCAGGAACTGAAAAATGCCCGTGAAGACGGAGTAGTGCTGGAAACTGAACTGTTTACCTTCATTCTGCAACGTGTGGCACAGGAGATTTCGGGGATACTTGTGCGTGTGCCGTTGACATTACAGCGTAAATATCCGGACATTTCACCATCACACCTTGATGTGGTGAAAACTGAAATCGCGAAAGCCTCCAATGTTTCAGCTAAGGCCGGTGAAAACGTGGGCGGGTGGATCGATGATTTCAGACGCGCAGAAGGCAGCTAATGCAGCCGGTGCGATAGCTACAGGGCTTTTATCTCTCATTATTCCTGTTCCACTGACGACAGTTCAGTGGGCCAATAAACATTATTACCTTCCTAAAGAGTCGTCTTATACCCCGGGGCGGTGGGAAACACTGCCGTTTCAGGTTGGCATCATGAACTGTATGGGCAACGATCTGATTCGCACGGTTAACCTGATTAAATCTGCCCGTGTTGGTTATACAAAGATGTTGCTGGGAGTGGAGGCTTATTTTATTGAGCATAAATCACGCAACAGCCTTCTTTTTCAGCCCACGGACTCAGCTGCTGAAGATTTTATGAAATCTCATGTTGAGCCAACGATAAGGGATGTTCCTGCATTGCTGGAGCTGGCTCCATGGTTCGGAAGAAAACACCGCGATAATACGCTCACCCTGAAGCGTTTTTCCTCCGGTGTGGGGTTCTGGTGTCTGGGTGGTGCGGCAGCAAAAAACTACCGTGAAAAATCCGTGGATGTGGTCTGTTATGACGAGCTTTCCTCGTTCGAACCGGATGTTGAAAAAGAGGGTTCGCCAACCCTGCTGGGGGATAAACGTATTGAGGGCTCTGTATGGCCAAAATCCATTCGCGGCTCGACGCCTAAAATCAAAGGCTCCTGCCAGATCGAAAAAGCCGCTAACGAGTCGGCACACTTCATGCGTTTTTATGTGCCCTGTCCGCACTGTGGGGAGGAGCAGTATCTGAAATTTGGCGATGATGCCTCGCCTTTCGGTCTTAAGTGGGAGAAGAATAAGCCAGAAAGTGTTTTCTACCTTTGTGAGCATCATGGCTGTGTGATCCATCAGTCTGAGCTTGACCAGAGTAACGGGCGGTGGATCTGTGAAAACACGGGCATGTGGACCCGTGACGGCCTGATGTTTTTCAGCGCCCGGGGTGATGAAATTCCGCCGCCGCGCTCCATCACTTTCCATATCTGGACGGCGTACAGTCCGTTCACCACCTGGGTACAGATTGTCTATGACTGGCTGGATGCACTGAAAGATCCCAACGGCCTGAAAACCTTTGTGAACACCACGCTGGGCGAGACCTGGGAAGAGGCTGTGGGCGAAAAACTCGATCACCAGGTACTGATGGATAAGGTTGTGCGTTACACGGCGGCGGTGCCTGCCCGGGTGGTTTATCTGACGGCGGGCATTGACTCGCAGCGAAACCGTTTTGAGATGTATGTCTGGGGATGGGCTCCGGGAGAGGAAGCCTTTCTGGTGGATAAAATCATCATTATGGGGCGTCCCGATGAGGAAGAGACGCTGTTACGTGTGGATGCGGCGATCAACAAAAAATACCGCCATGCAGACGGAACCGAAATGACTATTTCCCGTGTCTGCTGGGACATCGGGGGGATCGATGGCGAAATCGTTTATCAGAGGTCAAAAAAACACGGTGTTTTCCGGGTGCTGCCGGTAAAAGGCGCATCTGTCTATGGCAAGCCGGTGATCACCATGCCAAAAACCCGCAATCAGCGGGGCGTGTATCTGTGTGAAGTGGGGACGGACACCGCAAAAGAAATTCTCTATGCCCGTATGAAAGCCGATCCCACGCCTGTGGATGAAGCCACGTCGTATGCCATCCGTTTTCCTGATGATCCGGAGATTTTTTCGCAGACAGAGGCGCAGCAACTGGTCGCGGAAGAGCTTGTGGAGAAGTGGGAAAAAGGAAAGATGCGTCTGCTGTGGGATAACAAAAAGCGGCGTAACGAAGCGCTGGACTGCCTGGTGTATGCCTACGCGGCATTACGTGTGTCCGTGCAACGCTGGCAGCTTGATCTGGCTGTACTGGCAAAATCCCGGGAAGAAGAGACGACCCGGCCAACCCTTAAAGAACTGGCAGCGAAGCTGTCCGGAGGAGTGAATGGTTACAGTCGCTGAACTGCAGGCGCTGCGTCAGGCGCGCCTTGATTTATTAACCGGTAAACGGGTGGTGTCTGTCCAGAAAGATGGTCGCAGAATTGAATATACGGCGGCTTCTCTGGATGAGCTTAACCGGGCGATCAATAATGCGGAGTCGGTACTGGGGACAACCCGGCGTCGCCGTCGTCCGCTGGGAGTGAGGTTATGAAACGAACGCCTGTCCTGATTGATGTGAACGGCGTTCCGCTTCGTGAGAGTCTCAGCTACAACGGGGGCGGTGCAGGATTTGGCGGGCAAATGGCTGAGTGGTTGCCACCGGCGCAGAGTGCCGATGCGGCCCTGCTACCCGCGTTGCGTCTGGGGAATGCCCGGGCAGATGATCTGGTGCGCAATAACGGAATAGCGGCTAATGCGGTGGCTCTGCATAAGGATCACATTGTCGGGCATATGTTTCTGATCAGCTACCGTCCGAACTGGCGCTGGCTGGGGATGCGGGAGACCGCAGCAAAAAGCTTTGTCGATGAGGTGGAGGCGGCCTGGTCGGAATACGCCGAAGGGATGTTTGGCGAGATCGACGTGGAAGGAAAACGCACGTTCACGGAATTTATCCGTGAAGGTGTGGGCGTTCATGCGTTTAACGGCGAAATCTTTGTGCAGCCGGTCTGGGATACGGAAACCACGCAGTTATTCCGTACGCGTTTTAAAGCCGTGAGTCCGAAACGGGTGGACACGCCTGGACACGGTATGGGGAACCGTTTTCTGCGGGCCGGTGTGGAGGTCGATCGATATGGCCGTGCCGTCGCGTACCATATTTGTGAGGATGATTTTCCGTTCTCTGGTAGTGGACGATGGGAACGGATCCCGCGTGAACTTCCCACCGGGCGTCCGGCCATGCTGCATATTTTCGAGCTGGTGGAGGACGGGCAGACCCGTGGGGCTAATCAGTTTTACAGCGTCATGGAACGGCTGAAGATGCTCGATTCCCTGCAGGCAACACAGCTTCAGTCGGCCATAGTGAAGGCGATGTATGCAGCGACGATTGAAAGTGAACTTGATACCGAAAAGGCCTTTGAATATATCGCCGGCGCGCCACAGGAGCAGAAGGATAATCCGCTTATTAATATTCTGGAGAAGTTCTCCAGCTGGTATGACACGAATAACGTGACACTGGGCGGTGTCAAAATTCCGCACCTTTTCCCTGGTGATGATCTGAAACTACAGACTGCGCAGGATTCAGACAATGGATTTTCTGCGCTTGAACAGGCGCTGCTGCGGTATATCGCCGCCGGTCTTGGCGTTTCCTACGAACAGTTGTCCCGTGATTACTCGAAGGTCAGTTACTCAAGTGCCCGCGCCTCCGCCAATGAGTCGTGGCGCTATTTTATGGGGCGGCGAAAATTTATTGCGGCCCGGCTGGCCACGCAGATGTTTTCCTGCTGGCTGGAAGAGGCACTTCTTCGGGGGATTATTCGTCCGCCACGGGCACGTTTTGATTTTTATCAGGCGCGATCAGCCTGGTCACGGGCAGAGTGGATTGGTGCCGGAAGAATGGCCATTGACGGGCTCAAGGAAGTCCAGGAATCAGTGATGCGCATTGAGGCCGGACTGAGCACGTATGAGAAAGAGCTGGCGCTGATGGGCGAGGATTATCAGGACATTTTCCGCCAGCAGGTCAGGGAATCTGCTGAGCGGCAAAAAGCCGGACTCTCACGTCCGGTGTGGATAGCGCAGGCGTATCAGCAGCAGATAGCGGAGAGTCGCAGGCCGGAAGAGGAGACAACACCACGTGAGACGTAATCTTTCACACATTATTGCCGCAGCATTCAATGAACCGCTGCTTCTGGAGCCCGCCTATGCGCGGGTTTTCTTTTGCGCGCTCGGGCGCGAGATGGGAGCAGCAAGTCTTTCGGTACCACAACAGCAGGTACAGTTTGATGCTCCCGGAATGCTGGCTGAAACGGATGAGTACATGGCCGGAGGTAAACGACCGGCCCGTGTTTACAGGGTGGTGAACGGTATTGCTGTACTGCCGGTGACCGGCACGCTGGTGCACCGGCTGGGTGGTATGCGGCCATTTTCCGGAATGACAGGCTATGACGGTATTGTCGCCTGTCTTCAGCAGGCAATGGCGGATAGCCAGGTGCGGGGCGTACTGCTGGACATTGACAGTCCGGGAGGGCAGGCCGCCGGCGCGTTTGACTGCGCTGACATGATTTACCGCCTCCGTCAGCAGAAGCCGGTCTGGGCACTGTGCAATGACACTGCCTGTTCTGCAGCCATGCTGCTGGCGTCGGCCTGCTCCCGACGGCTGGTTACCCAGACATCCCGTATCGGCTCCATTGGCGTGATGATGAGCCATGTCAGCTATGCCGGTCATCTGGCGCAGGCCGGTGTGGATATCACGCTGATTTATGCCGGGGCGCACAAGGTGGATGGCAATCAGTTTGAAGCGTTGCCGGCAGAGGTTCGCCAGGATATGCAGCAGCGGATTGATGCGGCGCACCGGATGTTTGCCGAAAAAGTGGCGATGTATACCGGGTTGTCTGTGGATGTGGTCACGGGAACAGAGGCCGCCGTTTTTGAAGGTCAGTCCGGCATTGAGGCCGGGCTGGCGGATGAATTAATTAATGCGTCGGATGCCATCAGTGTGATGGCCACGGCGCTGAACAGTAATGTCAGAGGAGGCACTATGCCGCAATTAACTGCAACGGAAGCCGCCGTGCAGGAGAACCAGCGAGTGATGGGGATCCTGACATGCCAGGAAGCGAAAGGACGTGAACAGCTTGCCACGATGCTGGCAGGGCAACAGGGCATGAGCGTTGAACAGGCCCGGGCGATTCTGGCCGCGGCGGCACCGCAGCAGCCGGTGGCATCCGCGCAGAGTGAAGCCGATCGCATTATGGCGTGTGAAGAAGCGAACGGTCGTGAACAACTGGCGGCAACGCTGGCGGCGATGCCGGAGATGACGGTGGAAAAAGCCCGCCCGATCCTGGCGGCTGCACCACTGGCGGATGCCGGGCCCTCACTTCGTGATCAGATCATGGCCCTGGATGAGGCAAAAGGGGCAGAAGCGCAGGCTGAAAAACTGGCGGCCTGCCCGGGAATGACCGTGGAGAACGCCCGGGCTGTGCTGGCTGCGGGATCAGGTAAGGCCGAACCGGTCTCTGCATCCACAACCGCCCTGTTTGAACATTTCATGGCGAATCATTCACCGGCAGCGGTGCGGGGTGGCGTGTCACAGACGTCAGCAGACGGTGATGCGGACGTGAAAATGCTCATGGCCATGCCATGAAGTCAGTGCTGACCATCAATATGAGGTTTTAACAAAATGGTGACGAAAACCATCACTGAACAGCGTGCGGAAGTACGTATTTTTGCTGGTAATGATCCGGCTCATACCGCCACAGGCAGCAGCGGGATTTCTTCTGCAACACCGGCTCTGACGCCCCTGATGCTGGATGAAGCCACCGGGAAACTGGTGGTCTGGGATGGACAGAAAGCCGGTAGTGCGGTTGGCATACTGGTACTGCCGCTTGAAGGCACAGAGACGGTGCTGACCTATTACAAGTCGGGGACCTTTGCGACGGAGGCAATCCGCTGGCCTGACAGTGTGGATGAACACAAAAAGGCAAATGCCTTTGCCGGCACAGCCCTGAGTCACGCGGCTCTGCCGTAACACGTTATCAGGCCACCATGGTGGCCTGACTGATTTCTGAATGAAAGGAACTGATTTATGGGATTGTTTACGACCCGCCAGTTACTCGGTTATACCGAACAAAAAGTTAAATTCCGTGCGCTATTTCTGGAGCTGTTTTTCCGCCGTACGGTGAATTTCCACACCGAAGAGGTGATGCTGGACAAAATTACCGGAAAAACGCCGGTGGCGGCCTATGTCTCCCCGATCGTTGAAGGAAAAGTGCTGCGCCATCGTGGTGGTGAAACCCGCGTGTTGCGTCCGGGCTACGTCAAGCCGAAACACGAATTTAATTACCAGCAGGCGGTTGAGCGCCTTCCCGGTGAAGATCCGGCTCAGCTGAACGACCCGGCCTACCGTCGTCTGCGTATCATCACTGATAACCTCAAACAGGAAGAGCACGCTATTGTGCAGGTGGAAGAAATGCAGGCGGTGAATGCCGTGCTGTATGGCAAATATACGATGGAAGGAGACCAGTTCGAGAAAATTGAAGTCGATTTTGGCCGATCGACGAAGAATAACATCATACAAGGTAGCGGTAAGGAGTGGTCAAAACAGGATCGTGACACGTTCGACCCGACATATGATATCGACCTTTTCTGTGATCAGGCCAGTGGTCTTGTGAATATTGCCATTATGGACGGTACCGTCTGGCGTCTGCTGAATGGCTTTAAGCTTTTCCGCGAAAAAATGGATACCCGTCGCGGTTCAAACTCACAACTCGAAACGGCAGTGAAAGATCTGGGCGCAGTGGTATCCTTCAAGGGGTATTACGGCGATCTGGCCATTGTGGTAGCGAAAACGTCTTATGTGGCAGAGGACGGTACCGAAAAACGTTATCTGCCGGAGGGCACGCTGGTGCTGGGGAATACGGCAGCAGAGGGGATTCGTTGCTATGGAGCCATTAAGGATGCACAGGCGTTGTCTGAAGGAGTGGTGGCTTCTTCCCGTTACCCGAAACACTGGCTGACCGTGGGCGATCCGTCCTGTGAATTCACCATGACGCAGTCCGCGCCGCTGATGGTGCTGCCGGATCCGGATGAGTTTGTGGTGGTACAGGTGAAATAATCCGTGAGCGGGGGCGAAATGCCCCCGTGTTTTTTTCACAGGGAGCTGGATATGGCAACAAAAGAAGAAAATCAGAAACGTCTTCGTGAACTGGCTGGTCTGCTGGGGCGCGAGGCGGATATGTCGGGGAGTGCTGCGGATATCGCACAGCGTGTGGCAGAGTGGGAAGAGGAGGTTTGCGCCTCGGAAAATGAAATCGCAGATGTTGATGATACCGTTCATGAGCAGGCATGCAGGCACACCGGTGAGGATGACGTTGGTATTCTGGAACGTATCAGGCTTCTGAAGTGTTTTTACCTGTGCGGTGTTGACGATGAAACAGGTGAGCCTGTTGAGCATGTTGATGCTGGCAGAGTAATTCTGATGCCCCCCTCAGTGGCAAAAGACATGGTCAGGAGCGGAATGGCCGTTTATGCGTGATTTTGAGAATTCCTTTGATGCTGCCCTTGCCGGGGTGGACAGAACGATTGTTGAAGTGATGGGGCTCTGTGCGCAGTTCACCTCGGGGGCACAGTGTGGCAGCGAAGTTCAGGGGGTTTTTGACGATCCGGAGTCGCTGGGGTTTGCCGGTAGCGGGGTCCGTATTGAAGGAAGCAGCCCGTCATTATTTGTGCGGACGGATACGGTTCGTGCCGTGCGGCGTGGTGACACGCTGACCATTAATGGTGAGACATTCTGGGTGGATCGTGTTTCTCCGGATGACGGGGGTAGCTGTTATCTCTGGCTCAACCGTGGGCAACCACCCGCAGTTAACCGGCGACGATAAACGCAGGGTTAATTATGGCGATAAAAGGGCTTGATCAGGCGATTGACAATCTGAGCCGGGTTCGTAAAAACGCCATTCCGGCTGCTTCTGCAATGACCATTAACCGCGTGGCCACAACGGCGATTAATCAGTCTTCGTCACAGGTTGCCCGGGAAACCAGGGTGAGACGGAAACTGGTAAAGGAACGGTCCAGACTGAAACGGGCGACGGTCAGAAATCCGAATGCCAGAATTATCGTTAACCGCGGTGATCTCCCTGTGATTAAGCTGGGGATCAGAATGCTG